CGGCGAGATTCGCGGCGAGTGTCGCCATGCTCGTGCTCATCTTCGCGGCCTCTGGCGCGCTCGCGCCCATACCGCGCGCCATGAGCCCGAATTGCTGCGCAGCCTTCAGCGCGACGCTCTCGGGCTGTCCGATCGACGTTGCCGCGCCTTTCGCCCAATCCTCGACGACGCCGCGCGACGCGCCGAACGTGCGACCGACCTGCGCGATCGTCGCCTGCAGCTGCTCTGCGCTCTTGACCGCGTCCGCTCCGAACTTGAACGCGAGCCCCGCGCCGATAGCAGCGCCGACACCCTTCGCGAACGTCTTCAGCTTGTTTCCGGTGCCCTCGACCTTGCGCATCTCAGCGGTGAGCTGCGACGCGTCTCCGATGAACCGGACGACGACGTTCGCCATTGCGCTACCGCCTGCCGCGTGCCTGCGCGCGACGTTGCGCGCGGATCTCGTCGCGGATCACGTCGTCCATGACGGCCACCAGGCCCTGCGGCATGGTCAGGACGTCGCGGGGATCGAGCTGCCAGGTACGCGCGACGACGGCTGCTGTGTGCCATCGCCGCTTGCGCCTTCCGGGTCCGGCTCGACCAGCTCGATCTCGCCCAGGCGCATCGCGAGTGCCTGCTCCAGCGTGAACGTCGGATCCGTGCGCTGCCGCACGACGCAGGCGATCGCTGCCATCGCCCGGAATTGGCCCTTGCCTTGCATCGCCTCGTCGAGCTGCTCACCAGGCACGAGCTGCGCGACCTGGTCCAGCTCCGCCAGCGTCAGGTCGTCCATCTCGATGCGTAGTCGGTCGGTCATATCTTCGCCGTCTCTCTGCTCATGGTCTCGTCCGCGACGCGCGCGTGCACTGCCTGCGCGGCAACGCGGGCCGGTCCGACGTAGCGGCCCTTCCGAATCTTGCGACGCGCGGTCCCCGAGCGGCCGTACTCGACCCAGCTCGCGTACAGCACCGCGCCGTTGCCCATCTGAAATTGCGCGCCCCGCTCGACGCTGCGCACGACGATGGATCCTGCGAGCGCGCCGGTCCGCTTGGGGATCGTCACGCGCACGGTCTGCGCGAGCGCCTCCGCTCCGGCGGTGCCTGCGATCGCAGCCGCGATCCCCGCAGCTGCGATCACCTTCCCAGCCAGGTGCAGCAGGTCGCGCGTGTCGACCTCGGCGCGAACGCCGACGCCGGTCACGGCAGCGGGGTTCCGGGCGGTGTCTCTGTCGGCTGTCCCTGCACCGCGAGCACGAGATCGAAGTCGCTCGTCTCGCCCACCGCGGCTGTCATCCAGTCGAACGCCTTGACGAGCGCGTCGCCCGAGAGTGTCGGATTGTCGACGGTGTCGGGCGGATCGTCGGCGCTGCCGTTCAGCTTGAACGGCTGGATGGTGCCGACGAGCGGTCGCACCAGCGTCTCCAGACCGTCCGCGCCGAACGACTGCAGCGCGGTGATCGTGATCGTCCAGACCTCCGCCTTGTAGCTCGTATACGAGCCGCAGAACGTCTCGGTCTTGTTCTCGTCCTGGTCGACCTCGACCTTGACCTCGTTCGCCATGCACTGAATCTGCACGCCCGTCGTGTCGTCCCCGATCTGGATCAGCGGGTGCGTCAGCACGAATGGCGCGACGTGCGTCTCGACTACTGCCATGTCAGCTCCTACGGCTCGATGGACTGTGATAGGTGCACGCGCGCGGCGATATACGCGACCTGTCCGACCTCGACAGGCGCGACACCGCCGACACTCTGCACAGGGATATGCGCGGCTGCGAGCTGGCTGATCGCGTACAGCACGAGCTGCTCGATCTGCTCATAGCCAGGCGACGCGCTCTCGATCCGCGCGCCGACGCAGACGACGTCGAGCGCGGCGCGCCAGCTGCAGACGGACAGCGGGGTCAGCCACGGCTCCGGCCAGCTCAGGAAGTACGCGGGCGGCTCGATCGCGTCCGCCGGAGCGTCGAAGACGTAGTAATCGCCGCCGCCCAGCGCGGCGACGATCGCGTCGCGCAGGTCGAGCAGCGGATTCGCTGGGACCGTCACGCGATCCCGTACTGCACCTTCAGCGGGATCAGGATCGCCGCGTGCCTTGCGAACGTGTCGCCTGGTACGCGCAGCACGCCGCTGTCCGCGAATCCGATCGCGCCGAACGCAGCATCGTTCGCCTTGAACCACTCCAGCCCGCGCGCGATGTTCACGCTCGCGGCGAGAGCCTGCGACTCCGCGTCGGGCGGAACAGGGTCGCCGGTAGGACGGTCGAGCCAGGCGTCGATCTCGCGCGTGGCAGCGTCGAGACACCGCTGCAGGTCGTCCGTATTCTGCGCGGTGACGCGCACGCGCAACGCGGACGCCAGCTCGTCGATCGTCGCGTAAGACATTCACTCAGCCGCCCGCGACCTCGTCCGCTGGGAATTGCCCGCAGGTGTCATGGCTCGACGGCCCGCCGAGGTCGTCCGTCTTCACGGGCTCCGGTGCTGTCGGCTCCGGTGCTGGCTCCGACGTCTCGTCGGTCGTCTTCGGTGTCGCCATGTCAACCTCCTATGGCGCGGTGAGCGGCACGACCGCCGCGGCCTCGACCAGCTTCGCTGTGAACGCGCCGATGATCCCGACCTCCATCCCGCCGATCGCGGGTTCGACCGCGCGCAGCTCGACCGGCGCGCCCGCGGTCTCCGCGCAGAGCAGGTCGCCTGCGTATGCGACCGCGGCGAACGTCGCGGGAAGTCCGGGGCTGATCACGAGCTGCAGCCCTGCGACGCTGCCCTGTCCGGTCCCGAGACTGAATTGCCCGCCCGCCAGGAAGACAGGCGACGCTGCCGACACGAGCCCGACCAGCTCATAGCCGGTCGTGATCCCCGCGTACAGCGTGTTCGCGCGGCGGCGCGTCGCTGAGTAGACACGACCAGCCGCCTCCGCGATCGCCGCGGTCCATCCCTCCAGGTCGTCGGTCGCGACCGCGACAGGCGCCGTCCCGCTCGCCGCGACGACGCTGCCCGCCGCGGCCTCGGTCTGCAGCGCGTACTGCTCCGCGGCGAGATCGAACCAGAGCACGAGCGCGTCCGGGGTCGACCAATTGATCGCCTGCCAGGACAGGTCGCCCGCGCCGACGTAGGTATCCGCGATGACGTCCTGAAACACGACGGTCACTGCCTGCGACGGTGCCTCTGTCTTCTCAGCGGTCTGCTTCCCGACGACAGGCTTCTGCGTGATCATCGGATACGACAGCTTCCCGGACGACAGCGCGACACGACGCGAGCTGTCGACGACGGGACGGCTCGTGTCAATGACCTGCATGATCTGGGTCAGGTAGCTCGTCGGCAGCAGACCTGCGATCTCGGTGGTCGTCGTGTTCGCCACGGCACGATCCAGCCGCTCGACCGCCTGCGCACGCGCGGGCGGTCCGCCTGCGAGCTGCGCGATCCCGTCGAACCTGCGCACGATCTCGTCGCGCGCGTACTGCGCGAACGACCGATAGACGGGCTGATCGTCGCCCGCTGGCGCGCTCGTCTCGACGACACGTCCGGGCTCTGGGATCTGCTGCGCGCGCTGGACGTGCCGCTCGCGGATCTCGTCGATCTGGGAGAGCCGGTCGATCTGGGGGTCCAGCTCCGTGTCGATGCGGGAGTGCTGGCGCGTGATCAGCTCCAGCTCCGCGTCTGAGAGGTCGCGCTCGCCTTCCTGCGCGGCGGCTGCGATCTCGTCGCAGCTTTCGATCAGTCGGGCACGTTCGGAGAGCAGACGGTCGAGAACAGGCGGCATGACAGCACCTCGCGGTTATGCGAATCGGATCGGCTGCTGCGTCCGGGTGCCGTGCGCTCGACCTCGGGGTGCCCGCTCGAGCCTGCGCTGCGCTCGAGCTGGGGGTGCCGTGTCTGTCAGCTCTCGGGGTGCGGTGAGCGGTCCCATCGTGCGCGCAGCTCGTCGGTCCGCGCAAGGATCCCCGCGAGCCGCTCCGATGGCGCGCCCTCGTCGGCTGCTCGCGTGCCCGTCACGAGCGCGTCCGCGTAGGCGGGCTCAGACACGAGCGCGACGTGCGCGAGACGGACCTTGGTCCGTTCGATCGTGCCGTCCTGGAGCTGTCGAGATCCGGTCCGCGGGTTCGGGACGATCGCGACGCTCAGACCGCCCAGCGCCCCGGAACGGACGAGGTCGAGCGCATGGTCCCCGATCGGTCCGTGCGCAGCACGGAACGCTCCATAGAGCCCGTCGTCGCGTTCGGTCAGCTCGACCGCGGGTCCGATCAGATCCCCGAGGCTGTCGCGGTGCCCATAGACGAGCATCACGCGTGACGGGGCGCGCGCGGCACGCGTGAACGCGCCGTGACGGAACAGCTCGCGGTATGTCGGGCCTCCAGGCGTGTCCGCGACGGTCGCTGCGACGTCATACGGGACGCAGCGTCCGACGATGGTCCGCCCGTCGCCTTCCGCGAGCTGGGTCTGGTAGTAGCGGTGCAGCACTGTCTCGTCGTCCATCAGACGATCCCTTCCATCGTGGTCGTGTCGACCGCGACGAGCGCGGGCGGCTCGTTAGGTTTCGGCTCCAGCGGTGCGCCCTGCTGGTCGACCGCGGGTGCGGCTGGTGACGTCGGCTGCTCGCCTGGCAGCGGCGGTCTGTGTTCGGTGTCGCGGACCTCGTCGACGGTCAGGAATCCGTTCGCGATGCCGATCTGGTACGCGTTGAACCTGTCGAGCGTGTTCGCGCGCAGCGTGCTGTCGAAGTTGAATCGCAGGTTCTGACCTGACGGCGTCCACGCGCCCATCGCCAGCTCGATGCGACGCGCGACGGGTGACAGTGCCGTGTCCCAGAGCCGATCCATCTCGCCCTCGACTGTGCTGTACGTCAGGCTGTCTCCGATGCTGCCGCCCAGCATGAACGGTGGGAGCCCGAGCAGGACCGCCATCATCGTGGCGTTCCAGCGGCGGCTCTCGATCAGCTGCACATCCGCTGGTGTCACCTGTAGCGGCGTGTAGGTGATCCCGCCGGACAGGACCGCGGGGATCGCACGCCCGCGCGCGGTGCTATCTGTCCACGCGCCTTGCAGGTCGGACGCCTGCTGTTTCGACAGGCGCAGCGGTGACGACAGGACCGCGGGCGGTGTCGGATTCTGCATGACGTCGGTCGCGAATCCCTCGGTCGCGGCGACGCCTGCGAGCTGCCCATACGGTCCGCCCGCAGTGTCGAGCACGCCGATCCCGCACCAGCAGCCAGGCGGACGGTGCATCCGAATGTGCAGCAGCACGTCGGGGGTCGGATTGACGAGCTGCAGGTCTCCGATCGCGTAGACGTACTCGCCCACTGGTCCGCGGCTGATCCCGACGACGTCTGGTGACACGACGACGAATGACGACGGGTAGCCGGTGCTGTCTTCGCTGGACGGCATCGCATACGCGTTGCCGCGCAGCAGCAGGCTCCAGACGATCTGCTCGATCTCGTCGGTCCAGCCGACCTGCAGTCCGGCGGGATGCGCGACGAATCCAGGCAGCGGCATCTGCTCGCGTCCGCGTTCGCGCACGACGGGCATCGTCGCGATCATGTCCGAGTAGATCGAGACACCCCGATACAGGCTCGTGATCGCGAGCGCCGTGCGCGCGGTGACGGGCATCAGCGCCAGGCTGCCGTCGTCCGCGCTCACGAATACCGACGTGAACGGTCCCTCGATCGGCCACCAGGACAGCTGCCTGCGCAGCACGTCGTTCGCTCTGATCAGCGCGTCTCTGACTTTCACGTCAACCCCTCCCTAGAACACCGCTGGCGCGGGCTCGTCTGCCAGCTCGACCGCGCGCCACCAGGACATGCGCGCCGCGCGTGCCGCGTCGACGTCAGCGTCCGGGTCTGGTCCGGTGAGACGCATCGCGCCGTCCGGTGTCGGCTGACTGACCGTCTTCGCGATCGCATCCGCGAGCGCGGGCTGGTGGTCGTGCGGGACGCGTCCCTCGACGATCGCTCGTCGCCATTCGGTGCTGCTCTGAATCTCAATGTCGAGCCTGTTCGGCCAGACCTCGACGGCCATCCCCGCGTCCATCAGACGTCGTGTCAGGGACGGTCGCACGCGAGGCGCGACGACGAGCTGCACGACCTGCCAGCGGTCGAACGCCTCGGACAGCACCGCCTCCAGCGTCTCGTCCGTCGCCGCCTCCGCGCACCAGGCAACGAATTGCGCGCCGTCCAGCGTGCTGCCGACGAGCGCGAGGCTGTTGCGCGCCCAGGTGCCTGCCAGGCCCAGCACGACCTCGACGCCTTCGTCCGGTGCGGGCTCGTGCGGCTGCGCGTCCCAGCAGCCGACAGGCAGCCACGCTGCCTGATCACCCTCGATCCATTGCCCGAGCCGGTACAGCCGGAATTCCGGTTCCGGGACCAGGGACAGCTCCGCGTCGAGCACGTCGTCGAACAGGATCCCCGCGCGCAGCGCAGGATTCGCGGTTGCCCACGCGTGCCGATCGTCGATCTGACAGCCCGCTGGCGCGGCGTACTCGACCCAGGCGACAGGCGCGCCCGCCTCGTGCCGCTCGCGCAGGTCGAACAGCGCGGAGCTATGCCCGCGCGGTGACGGTGTCCCGATCGCGAGCACGAGACTCTCGGCGCGTTTGCCTGCGCCCTGCAGGATTGCTCCGAACACGTCCGGCGGGACGGTCTGCGCCTCGTCGACCAGCGCGACGGTCGGATTCAATCCCTGCAGCCGCTCGACGTTCGCGGGCAGCGCGTGCAGCTCTCCGCGGTTCCACCATGACAGCAGGTGCGGGTCCGTGTTGCTCGTGTAGACCCCCACGCGATTGATCAGGTTCGGCTCCATCCGCACCATCGCAGACGCAGGCTGAAACAGTGTGCGTCGAGCCTGCAGCGCGTTGAACGCGACCAGCGGCACCTGCGGCGCGTCCGGCAGATCACAGATCGCCCACAGCCCGATCGCAGCGCACAGCGTGCTCTTGGCGTTGCCCCTCGGGATCTGCAATCCGCCCGTTCGCACGCCGTCCGACAGCAGACATTCGATCGTGTCCCGCTGGTAGCCATACAGGCGCATCCGCTGGCCCGCATTCACGCCTGACGGGATGCGGCAGTACGTCTCAATCCAGCGCACCGCCCGCCCTGCCCTACTCGACGCCTTCCACCGCCGCCACGGCGGGACCGACGCGTCCGCCCGCCGATCATGCGCGCCAGTCGCGATCCCCTCACGCTTGCGAGGCGCTGATCTCGTCGACCTCACGAGCCGTCCCGACCCGATCCGACCGATCCCGAGCCCGACGAGCTCGCTGGGACCGACAACGCCCCGACACCGCCAAACAGCCCGGAATCAGGCCGTTTCCGGGAGTCGCCCTCTTGCGTCGTGCCGCCGCCTAAAGAATCGGCCGGCGCGCGTGTCGTGCTTCGCGTCGGAACGCGAGAGGCGTTGTGTGCGGCTCTGCCGCCCGTCTGTGTTCGCCTGGTGGCTGGCACCAGGCGTCCGGGTCGGGCGGCTGTGCGCTTGCTCTGTGCGGTCTGGTGGGCGGCTCGTGCGCTGTTGCAGCTCGTGCAGCAGGCGACGAGATTCGTCGGGCGGTCGGTGCCGCCTGCTGCTCGTGGCACGACGTGGTCGACGCTGTTCGCTGGTGCCCCGCAGTAGGCGCAGACGTACCGATCACGAGCCAGGATCCCGAGGCGGAGGCGTCGCCATGCTGCGCCGTATCCCGTCGAGCTGCTCACACTGCGTCCGGTCTGGGGCCCGCGCCGTGTCAGGTCAGTGCTCGTCGCCTGCCTCGGTCGGTCAGCTCCCCCAGCGTGGTGTCGACGTTGTGGCAGCTGTCGTCCGTGGTCGACGACGAGCTGTGACGCATCATGGCTCATCCGTCAATGCGAGGCGGTTATCCACAGGCTGTGCGCTGTGTGCGCCTCGCGCGCGCGTCGCGGTAGTAGGTCTGTATCTACGCGCGTGTTCGTTCGTTAGTGCCTGTTCACAGACGCCCGGATTCCCTGTTTACAGAGCCTGCTGACCTGGCAATCGCGCGTGTCGAGCAGCTCGTGCGCCTGCCGTCTGCGCCTGCATCTTCGCCCGTGCTTCCGCAGTCGATAGGTAGTGATCGAGCCAGCGCGCGATCTCGATCCCCTGGTCTGTCTGCAGTAGCGCGCCCTTCGCGATTAGCCGCTCGACGCCTTGGCGTCTGCGCGCGTCTGCCTGGCAAACGCGCGCCGTTTGCATGGCATCTGCGCCGACGTGCCCATCCATCTGCATGCGCACCAGCTCGATCATCATCCCGCGCTCGCGGAACGTCAGGCCCAGCTGATCCCACCAGCGCAGCAGATCATCCGACAGCGGCAGGTATGGCTCCCCCTTGCGCACGCGCAGCTCGCTCACACAGACCAGCGTCCCGAGCTGTGCAACTCGTCGAGCAGCTCCGCCAGCTCGATCGTGCTCGTCCCGCGCCAGGTCTGCGCGCCGTCCTCGTCCAGCAGCGTCACCATCCAGCCCAGCGGTCGATCGACGTCGAGCGCGACCGGACCGTCCAGGTCGCGCTCGTCGTCGAGCCGCATCCACAGCTCGCCCACCTTGCCTCCCTCGGATCGTCAGGCGTCGTCCACGAGCAGCGCGCATCCCAGCCGCGTCCCGTCAGGGACGACGACGTACCAGCGGCTGACGGTCCCGTCCCGCCTGATCCGGGACGGGATCGCCGCGTACAACCGCGGCAGCATCAGCACGCGGACCAATTGCCACAGCCAGCGCCGCCCGCCCACAGCGCGGCCGCCATCGCGTCCTGCGTCCCAGGGTCGACGTCGCTCGCACGCCTGCCGACGAGGTCGAGACGCCCGATCGCCCGCGCGGTGCTGTCCCAGGTCGGCTGCTGGAACTGCCACAGCCCGAACGCGCAGCCGCACGACCGATTCACCGCGTCCGCCTGCCCACGCGACTCGCGCCACAGGACGTCGCAGGGTGGCAGATCCCCGCCGCAGGCCCGGTCGGTAGGCTGCGCTCGCGGCGGCTCGCGGACGGGCTCCCCGCCGCTTTGGTGCCCACCTTGCGCGGTGAGGATCTGACCCGACGCGAGCCGCCGCTGTGCAGCGATCAGCACCGCGCGCAGCAGCACGGCACGGCGCAACGCGTCCGCTCGATGCACCGCGACGTCGAGCTGACGCATCTGTGCGTCTCGCGGGTTCCGCGGACCCCCGCGCTCGACCATCGGCGCGTGCGGCGGTGCTGACCAGCCCGCGATCGCAGCGCCCGCCAGCGCCACCGCGAGCGCAACGCCCGCGCCGATCGCGATCACCTGCCATCCGATCCCCTTCCGCTCGTGCTCGTCTCCGGTGTCGTGTCCTGATCGCACAGCGGCTCCCCTTCGTCGCTGATCTGGTCAGGGTCCGCGCTCTCATCCAGCAGGGACGGCGCGACGGCCTCGGCGCGGACCCCACGGCTGCCTTCAGTCGCGTCGCGCTCGTCCCTGCGATCCGTGTTGCTGTGTTCGATCTGCTCCAGCTGGGAAAGCAGCTCGTCCCATTGCGCGCATTGCCGCGCGCTTGACTGCTCGATGCGTGGCAAGTCGAGATCCGCGCGGCGCTGCACCAGCAGCTCCAGCACCGGATCGTCGAGCGCACGCGCGCGAGCCAGCAGCCCCTCGCGCCGCGTGTCGAGCTTCGATCTGCGCCGCGGACGAGGCGCAGCCGACGCGTCCCCGTCGCGCACAGCTGCGACCTCGTCCGCGGATGCGATCGTGCGCGCATCCGCCACCAGCGCCGCGACGATCGCACGCCCCCACGCGGACGTCTCGCAATTCATCAGCTCCGTGAACCGCGTGAACCGCGTGTCTCCCGGATAGTGCTGCCACGCGACGCCGATCCCCGGACGCGGATCGTCAGGCGTCCGGTAACACGCGGCGACATAGACGACGAACGTGTCCCCGCCGATCTCGATCACGTCGAACGCCCGCGTCAGGTCGACAGGCTGCAGCCGTCCCTCTGGGTACGCGCGCTTGAACGCGGCGATGCGCTCCGCGACCGTCACATAGTCGTCCGCCCAGCCGCTGCGCTCCGCGCTCACAGCCGCGCCTTGCAGCGCGGATGGATCACGAGCTGCACGCGCCGATGGTCTCGGATCAGCTCGATCACCATCGCGTCCTCGCTTGTCTCGATCAGCTCCCCGCAGATCGCGCAGTCGACAGCCATCGACAGCGCGTCGCGGATTAGCCGATCGTGTCGATCCCTGCGAGTACCCATCGCTCGTGGTAGTCGCTCGTCCCGATCTCGATCTGCTGGCACCAGACGAATCCGTCCGCGTCGCGTTCGATCACGCCCGTATAGATCCAGTGCCGCGCGCCGCGCACGTCCAGCCAGGTCACGAGAACGGTCTGCCCCAGCTCGCGCGATCCCAGCGTGCGGGATCCGCCTCCCACGGAGCGCGCCGCGCCAGCGTCTGCCCGCAACGTAGGCAGATCACGCGACCGTCCGTGAATCCGCCGACGTAGACATGACGGCAGCGACGGCGCGGGCTCATCGCAGACCAGCCAGCACGATCAGCGGCGCGCAAGCTGCCGCCCCGTTCGCAGCGCGTTCCACCGCGACGCGCTCGTGATGCGCGATGACCAGCTCGTGCAACCGCTGCATGTTCTCGTCCGAGACCTGCTGCACGCACTGCTCGTCGCGGCTGTAGTGCTCGCAGCCTGCGTCCGTGTATGCGCCGGACGCGAGCCAGACGAGCTGACTGTCGACCATTACGCGTACGTCGTCGTCCGCGGCGTCAGCAGGCGCGTGCGCTCGTCCCCCACCATTCCGCCAGATAAAGAAGTGGCAGAGCGTGAGCGGCTCCGCGAGATCCTCCAGGAACGCGACCAGCAACGGCTCGCGATAGTGCTCGCTGTACGCGCTGACCGCGAGCGTGCCGTCAGCCGCGCGGCCAATGACGAGCCGATCCTCCCCCAGCCGTATACGCCCGAATATCTCCAGCGTCGTCAGCGGGACGCGGTCGAGCTGCTTCGCGACCGACTGCGTCACCTGACGCGATCCCACCTGCAGCACGCGGACCTCCGCGGTCAGCAGCTCGACGGTCGCTGTCGCGCCGCTCACCTGCGCCACGCCTCGCGCGTTTCGGGCAGCTGGACGCTGTACCCGTCGACGTCGACCTCGCAGTATTCGTCCGCCTGGATCCCCATAGCACGCAGCCCGGACAGCTTCCCGCCGGACAGCTGGGTCGTCTCGCGGACGCGCTGGACGATGTTCGCTGCGATCTGCGCGAACGGCAGCAGCTCCCCACTGTCGACGTCGAACCAGACCGCGGGCTCGTCGCTGACACGAGCTGCGATCGCCGCGCACAGCTCGTCGTGATTCCAGCGCGTGCGCTTCACCTTGCGATGGACCTCGACGATCCCGAGGTCGTCGAGCACGAGCTGCCGTGCGCCGCGCATCCGTGCGACCAGCAGCCCCTCGACGTCGCGGTAGTCGTCGCGCAGGAACGCGACGAGCGCACGGATCGCGAGCAGCAGCAGTGCCAAGTCGCGCGGTGTCGCATCCTCGTCGAGCTTGGACAGCCGCTCGTCGAGCGCCGGTCCGAGCGCGTGCAGCTGCAGCTCCAGCTCCGCCGCCCTCACAGGGACAGCTGCCCATCGAGCGCGCCGAACGCGACGAGGCGGTGCAGCCCGTCGCTGATCGCGGTCAGCCGATGCCGCAGCTGCACGACGAGATCAGGTGACGGGAGGCGACCGTTGCTCTGCCAGACCATCAGCAGCTCCGCCGCGTAGGCGACGATCTCGTGCGCCTCACCGCGCGACAGGATCTCGGCGCAGCGCGCGTCCGACCGCGTCACCCCGTCGCCACCTTGTCGAGCCAGGCGGTCGGGATCATCAGGTGCGACGAGCCGATCCGCTTCGTCGGGACGGTCCCCTCCGCAATCCAGCGATACAGCGTCGCCCGCGACAGCCCGAGACGCTGCGCCGCGTCCGCCACGGACACGAGCAGCACCGCGGGCTCCGCCTTGCGCTTCGCCGCGCGAACGCCGTTGCGCTTCGCGAGCTGCTCCGCGCGAGCGTGCGCAGCCCGCGCACGTTCGCTCGCGGCCACCGCGCGGCGCGCAGCGTCACGCGCGTGCCGCTCCAGCTGTGTCGCCTTCCGCCGCGCGGCCGCGACCGACTCTGCCCCGTTCGCACGTCCGCGGGTGCCCACCTTGCGCGTCGTCGAAGTCATACGTCCAGGAATAGCGACGCTGTCAAGCGCGACGAAATTCGACGAGCGCCGCGGTGGATAACCGCGACAGCACGAGACACCGCGCCTTAGTGCTCGTCCGGGTCGTCTATGCCTCGTCTCGTCCTCGACCTCGGATAGCAGATACGCGTCCGGGTCCAGGCTCGTCCCAGCCCGCATCGCGAGCTGACGTGCTGCTCGATGCCGTGCGCGCAGCATGTCGCACGTCGCGTCGTCCAGGCTGATCGTGACGGCGCGCTTCAGCTTCTGTCGTGCGGGATCGTCGACGACGACGAGGTCGCGTCCGACCGTCCGCCCGATCGTGACGGTCCTCGCCTGCAGGTCGAGATCCGACCAGCGCAGCCCGCACAACGCGCCGAGGCGGTGTCCCGTCGCGACGCCCAACTGCGCGAGCAGCTCCAGGCGCGGGTTCGCCTGCACGATCGCTCGCACGTCGTCGGCTGTGGGTAGCTTCCGCTCAGTCTTCGGCAGACGCGGCAGCTCCGCCTCTGCCGCGACGTTCCGCTCGACGACGTGCGAACGCACAGCACGACGCAGCGCGCCGCGCAGCACCGCGTTCGCGTTGCGGATCTGATAGGCGCTGCGCCCCTCGTCCAGCCACGCGCGGTAGAGGTCGTCCAGGCGTGCGATCGTCAGACGTCGCACCTGCACGTCGCCCAGCGCAGGGACGAGATCCTGGTCGATGATCCGCCGCACGTCTGCCGCCCACGCGGTCGACCAGCGGTCGCGTGTCGTGCGGGCTGTCGGCGCGTTCGCCGCGTAGTGCAGGTCCAGCAGCTCTGCGCACGTCTGGCTGTGCTCGCTGCTGATCCCCTGCCCGATATGGCGCGCCTTCGTCGCGTGCTCCCACGCGATCGCCTCGGCCTCCGTGTCGAACGACTCCGACAGGCGGTCCCGCTTGCCTGCCGCAGTGCGTCCGACGTCGACCTGCGCGCGCCAGCGATTCCCTCGCTGCTCGACCGTCACGACAGCCCCCATTCGCCCAGGGTGTCGACGCGCCCATTCGTGAATCCGATCAGCAGCCCGCTGTAGAACGGTGCGCCGTTCTCGCAGTCGTAGTCCGTGAACGTGTCGATGCCGTCGCTGAACGTGCTCGTCAGCGTGCAGCGACTCAGCGGAATGATTCCCGTCGCCTGCAGCTGAGTCTGCCCGATCGCGAGCTGCCGATACTGCGCCAGCGTGAACGTCGGGACGGGTGCGGGACGAGGCGTCGGCGCGCGTCCCGCTGGGACACGCGCTGCCGTGCACGCGCCGAGCCCGAGCACGAGCCCGAGCGCGGCGATAGCTGTCACTAGCTGTTTCAAGGTTGCCCACCTTGCTCGTGAGACCGCCGGTCGCGGTCTCGCTGTGTCGCATGATAGCGGCTCTGCCCCCAGCTGCCCCCAGCGCGAACGCGTCGAGCCCGCCGCTATTGAGCTATCGCGCACGGAATGACTGACACGCTAGCCAGCTTCGACGTCTCGCAGCGTCTCGTGCTGTCTCGCAGAGCCCGGAAACGCTGGGTTTCGCGCGAGCCGTCGAGCGCGTCCGGTCGTCGAATTCTGCCCCCATGCCCCCAGCTGCCCCCAGCTGCCCCCAAGCGCGAGCTAGCCAGCTGTTGCCATGACGTGTCACCTGGCGCGAACCTTCCCGCGGGCTCAGGTGGGAGTCACGGAGGCGCAAGGTGGGCACCAAAGCGCGCTACCGCAAACTACGGCAGCTGCACGGCTCCGGTCCGATCCCCTGGCCCCCACCGCCAGCAGACGGACAGCGCGGAATCTACCTATCGACGCGCGAGATATGGGCGGACGTGCTCTGGACGATCGCGCACGCGGGCGGCTCGATCGTCTCCGAGACAGGACAGGCGACGGCCGCGCTGTACGAGCAGCTCGCGGATCCCGACCGGACGAATCAAACCAATGTCGGGCTCCGCGTCAATGAGCTAGTCGACCTCGGGCTCGTCGACGTCGACCGTCGTGGAAAGCGCACCTACGCGATCGGTCTCACGGTCGCAGCCGATCGGCTCCCAATGCGAGATCCGCACGCCGCGCCCGCGCCTGCTGCGTCTGCTGTCGTGGCAGAGCCCGAGGCGGTCGACACTGCGCGCACAACGAGCGCCCCCCCCCGATCCTGTCGAGCGTCGAGCCGCCGCCTGTCGACATCGCGCAGCAGCAGCTGTCGTCGCTGCTCGACGACGACGCAGCCCGCATCGCGGCCGCGCTGCTCCGTCAGGTACTCGCCCAGCTCGCCAGCGCCACAGACACGGAGCTGCAGCACGCGCCGGTCCGTGCCGAACGGGATCACCTGGCCCGCCAGCTCGATCGTGAACGCAGCGCGTCGCGAGCTGCGAGCGGGGAGATCGAGCGGCTGCGCGGTCAGCTGAAGACTGCACGCGTCCAGCTCGCTGAATCCGAACGGCTCCGCGAGCAGTGCCAGAGCAACCTGTCGAACGTGCTCGACGGTGTCCGCATCTATCAGTCGAAATTCGGGCTCGTCTCCGACGAGCGCGACCAGCTGGAACGCATCATGCGCCAGGCACCAGAGCAGGATCGCTGACTATGCGCGGCCGAGGATCCTGCCGATCACGCCCAGCAGCGCGACGCCTGCGAGCACGCCGACCTCGACCACGAGCACGCCTGCCTGTAGGTGTGTCATCGTCTCCGCCCTCCGACCTTCCCGCCCGTTCGCGCGCGGGCGATCCTGCTCATCTTCGCCTTGCTGCCGCCGGTGCCGCGCTGCGCGGCGCGGCTAATCGCGTTGCGGTGCGTCCGCAGTCGCTGCGCCTCGCTGATCCCCGCCTTCCGTGCCTGCGCCTTCGTCGGCATCGGATACGCGCGCCGCGACGGGATCGCGAACGCGCTCGCTGGGAGCCTGTCTCGCTGTCGTGTCGTCAGTGCCATGTCGACCTCCTCGCGCAGCTCGACGGTACGCTGCGCAGGTCGACGCCGCGCGCTGGGACGATGCCGACGATCTCGCGGGCCTCCCACCTTGACCACGCGGGGATCCTGCAGCGCGGCGCGCGCGTCGACGTAGCATCCCGTCAGGCGGCAGGGACACGACGCCCACCAGCTCGACAGCTCTCGCTGTCCAGCCCCCCTGCCCTGTCCCTGCCGCCGCAGATCACGGCACCAGCAGGCGCGATTCGGAGTCGGAGGCTGATTCGCGCCCGCTGTGTGCCGTTCTAAGCCTCTGAAATCGCGGTCCCGGTACTAGGCACCGGGCGAATCACGCCCGCGCGCACGATCGCGGAGCCCGAGCACGAGCCCCACGATAAACACCGCGGCGAGGATCGCGTTCAGCACCGCCAGCTCGATCACCAGAATCCAGGACTGCGCGTCGGTGATCATCGCGGGCACGTTCACTCAGTCCCCTCGATAGTCACGGAACGCGACGATCACGACCACGAGCGCGAACAGCGCCATGAGCAGCGCGATCACGAGCCCGAGAATCGCGATCCAGGTCAGCTGCCCGCGTCGTCGGTCTGCGACGACGCGTCCTCGACGTCTGCGCCTTCGCCCGCGGCGGCTGCGTCCTCATGCTCCGCGATCTCGTCCGCCTGGACGTCGTCCTGCACGTCAGGCTCCGTGGTCTCGGGCACGTCGTCTGGTCCGTGCTCGTGCTCGCGTACGGGCTCGTCGTCGGGACGTGTCGGCCCGTTGCGCGGCGGAATGCTTGTCGTCATGTCTACTTCCCTTGAGTGTCGATCGCGTCGAGAATCTGCTTCGTGTCTTCGATCTGCTGATTGACGAGCCCTTGCGCGGTCGCGAGTGTCGCCTTGCTCGTGCCCGCCCAATTCTTCTGGCCCTGCGCTGTGCCTTCGTTGAGCACGGCGCGTACCGCGTTCTTCAGGTCGTCGATTGTCGCCATATCGAACCAGTCCCCTCCACTCGTCGAGCCGCCGAACGCTGCCCGCACGGCTCCCATCTTCGCGTTCAGATTCCGTCCCGGACAGGCTGTCTGATAGGTGGCGCTGTGCGGATAGATCGACGCGTTGCCGCGCAGCCAGCCCTGATTCGCCGCCTCGCGGAACGCCTGCCCGATCGCGTTCACCATCACGTCCGGCGCGGCCTCCGTCTCGAAATTGCCGACCGCGCAGATCGAGACGCTGTCCGTGTTGTGGTCCTTCGTCGCGGCGTCTTCGTTCGGGAGCCCGCGTCCCTCCCAGACGTCGCCGTCCTGAAACACCATCAGGTTGTAATCAATCGCGATATATCCCATCCCCAGGACGTAGCTCTCGATCTGTCGCAGCGTCCCCGCCTTGTCCGCGGGTACACCGCGCACAGGTCCGCCCTCGTGGTGCACGCGCCCGTAGGCGACGTTTCGCTGCGGTGCGCTGAACGCGGGACGGTACGACGTCCACGCGCCTCTCGGTGTGATCTTCATGGTGTCCCCAGATCGTCGACGAGAATGTATGACTGATTCGTCGTGTCGTTCGGCAGGCAGCGCGCCTGCTGCGCGCTCGTGAGCATCTGGACCTTGAACGTGGTCGCGACCGCGGCCAGATTCAGGAACTGCTGGTAGTAGCCGCAGACCGTGTTCCCAGGCGTGATCCCAATCTGGAATATGTAGCGCGGGCTGATCACCGCGCCGTCGCGCAGCACCTGCGCGTAGAGGTTCGCCGCGTTCGTGACCTGCGCGAGCGTCGTATAGACGTTCAAGCGGCAGAGCCGCGTCTCTGCCATCGGGGTGACGGTCAGGGACAGCAGGTCGGTCCAGGTATTGATCGCGGCGGTCTGCACGGTCGTCGTCTGCGCGACGTAGCCGATACGGAACCGCGGTCTGCCGATCCACTTGGTGCCGTTGTAGTAGTAGATCGAATCGGTCGCGGTGACGTAGCACTCCATCCCGACGACCGGCGTCGTGATATAGCCGTCACGTTCGGCTGTCGTGTTGAACGGGACCATCGTCCTGTTGCGAATCTTGTTGCCCCACGCGCTCTCGATCGGCGCGTCCGGGACGACGTCGGGCATCCAGCCGGTCATAACGCCTCCGTTGTCATAGCGACTCTGCCCAGACGTCGACGTCCCACGACGCGTGATCCCATCCCGTCGCTGGGAACGCGTTCGCGTCGTCGACGCGTAGCGTCGTCGTCCATCCGCTCGTGTCGATCCGGTGCGCGATCCCTTGCACGAGCACGGTCGCGGTCCAGGCGGTCCCAGGCCAGAATTCGCCTTCGCCTGCGTCGTAGTGAATCTCCAGCCGCCAGCCGAATTCGACGCGCAGCACGAAATCGAATTCGGCCGCGTGCAACGGGACGAGGTCGACCGAAGGGATCCGAGGTCGTCCAGGCGCGCGTGACTGCAGCTGCCTGTTCGCGAGTCGCAGGACGTCCGTGTCCGCCATGCACAGGTAGTCCGTGCGTTGCACAGCGCGGCGACGGAACAGGGACTGGCTGCGCGTGTCCTGGACGCGCTGCAGCGTCCCGCCGACACGCGTGAATTGGACGTCGTTCACAATGTCCGCGCCGTCGCGCTGCTGAACGTAGCTCGCCGCGCACAGATCCTGATCCGCGCCGCCGATCGTCGCCTGCACGTTCTTCGCCTCGTCGCTGTCGCGCAGCCAGTACCGATCCCGGAATCGGACGGTGCCGTCCTTCGTCGTGTAGAACGCGCCGCCTTCGCTGTCCGCTGTGAGCCCGAGCTGGTCGCCCAGGTTGTCGCTGTAGTCGGTCGCCTGCAGGTTCACGAGCCCGGCAGCGACGTCGCGGTAGGCGTTCGGCCACGCGGCGAGATTCAGCAGCCTGTTCACGCGCGCGCCGGACAGCTCCCCGTCTCCTGGCATCGCATCGTCTGCGGGCAGCTGGATCCGCGAGAATTGTGCGAGCGCGTCCTGCGCGTTCACCTGGACCGCTGGCGCGCTGTCTGGTGCGAACGTGTCGGTCACGCTCTCAATGAATCCGCTGAAGACAGGCCAGAGGATCCCTGTCGTATTGTCCTGCGCGCTGACGCGCAGCGGTCGTCCTGGTCGCAGCCCGAGCGCCGCGACCTCGGTCTCGTCGTCCCAGCTGTATGCGCCGTCGCGGTCGTCGATCGTGACGGTCGCGGTCCCAGCGTCGAACTTGTCGAGCCATCGGTCGCGGCCGCGTGTCGTCTGCACGGACACGACGCGGCACGGATCGAGTGCTTCCCAGATCGGATCCGTGGCTGACCAGCCCGCCAGTGTGCTGTCCCAGGTTGTCTGGTCCCAGGTCGCGACCGGGCCCGCGTTGCCTTGCGCGCCCATCCCGACCTCGACGATCGGGGTCACAAACGGAGCCCAGCGTGCGCCCTGGAGCCCGCTCACGATGCGCTCCGCCAGCGTGCGCCGTTCGCGTGCTCATACGCCTTGATCGCGTCGACGATCTGCGCGCCGACACGCGACGGGTCCGTCCCCGCGCTCACGTTCACGTTCACGTTGTAGGTGGTGCCGACACCGCCCGAGCCCAGCGGGACGACCGCCTCCGGTCCCGCCTCGCCCACGAGCGCGAGCGTCGGTCTGGTGATGATCCCGCCTGCTGCGAGCTTGCTGATATGCGGCAGTCCGCCGCCGCCGATCGTGCCGCCGCCGAACGGGAGCGTCACGGACGGAAACTCGAATCCGTTCCAGAAATCGATGAACGCATTGATCGGGGCCTTCAGCGCGTTCGCGATCGACCTGCCGACGTTCGCGAATCCGCCGACGAGCCCGCGCATGAAACTCAGCAGGTCGTTCCAGCGGTCCTTGACGAATCCGACAACACCGGACGCGGCCGTCTTCAGACCGTTCCACACGATCGCGACGCCCGCGAAGATCAGTCGGACGTACGCGACCCACGCCGCGAAGTAGAGCCGTATCCCCTCCCAGACGAGGCGGAACACCGCGGCGAAGAATCGGACGCCGACCATGATCGCGTTGAACACGATCTGCAGCCCGCTCCAGATCAGGTTCCAGTAACGGACGATCAGCACGACCGCGAGACCGATCGGTCCCGTAAGAATGATCAGCAGTAGTTGCCAGTGCGCGACGATCCAATTGAAGACGCCCTCGATGATCGACAGGATCGTCCCGAAATTCTTGATCACGAGCGCGACGAGCAGACCGAACGGTCCCAGCATGATCGTGAGCAGCAGCGGCCAGTGCCCCACGATCCACGCGAATCCGATCTGAATCGCGGACCACACCGCGTTCACCGCGTCGCGGAAGAACGCGAAGTGCTGGTAGGCGAGGATCACGCCCGCGACGAGCAGACCGATCACGGTCACGACCTGCACGATCGGATTCGCTTCCAGCGCGAGATTCCACAGCCATGTCGCCGCGGTCGCGATCCCGATCGCTACCGCGAGCGGCGCGAGAACGTGCGCGTTCTCAGCGAACAGCTTCCCGAGCGTGACCAGGATCGGGAGCACGATCCGCAGCACTGGCAGCAGCGCGGAGCCCAGCGCGTCCTTGCCGTTCTCGATCTGCGCGTGCAGCTGCTGCTGCTGACCAGCGGCAGTGCCAGCGAATTTCGCGTACGCGCCCTGCGCGGACGCGCCCTGCCTGGTGATCAGGCTGTAGCTCGCCTGCAGCTTCGCCGCGGTCGACAGCGTGCCGCCCTGCTTCAGCAGCCCGAGGCGCATCGCCTCCTGCTTGATCGACGCGTTGTCCAGCGAGATCCCGAACGTCTTCAGCTGCAGCGCGCGTCCCTTCAGCCCTGTGCTGATCGCCTGCAGCGCGTCAGCGAACGGGACACCCTTCGCCGCGGCGAGATTCGCGGCGAGTGTCGCCATGCTCGTGCTCATCTTCGCGGCCTCTGGCGCGCTCGCGCCCATACCGCGCGCCATGAGCCCGAATTGCTGCGCAGCCTTCAGCGCGACGCTCTCGGGCTG